TCCAACTCAATCGGCATAATCAGACCGCGACGGGTCAGGATCGACACCACCCTCTTGAGGATAGGTATTAGAACCTCTGTCTGTAGCCGTCCGAATGCAGAACCGATGCGCTTCGCTAGTTCTCGGCTCTCAATAGCGATCTCAGTAGCGGTACGAACAGGCCCAGCAGGGTCGCGCAGGTCGTTAAACAGCGCCAGCTTGATAGCGTTCTGTAGTTCAGTGATCTCAAACTGTGCAAGTCCGAGGTTCGTTCCTGTGTCCAGACGCATGATCGACGGGTTGCTGGTGTTGTTCGATCCAACAGGGATAACAACGCCCGGTGCGATAGTCAGGTTGTAGGGATTGGTCACACCATCATCGGTTGCTGTGTACATACCAGCAAGATCGATAGCCGCCTTCTGCAAGACGAACTCTTTGGCCTTGTTCAGACTCCGCACGTCAGGCAGACACTGCATTGCAGGCCCACGACCACGCACCTCACCGGCTACCTTAGTGTAACGACCAGTTACCCACGGCGATGTTTCACCGAAGTCCTCGATCCATGAGAACCGATCCTCATCGTTTACCCACAGACAGCCGTAGTACCGCTTTGCCTTTGGCTCGAACACCACACCCTCACACACTTTNNTTCTCGATGATTGCGCGTACAGTCTGGGAGACTTCAACACCCCGCCACATCCGTTCCAGCAGACGAGCCTTTACGCTGAACCTACGCCAGTGCGTCTCGATGTTTCCGAACGGCCCTTCTTCAAACGCGATACCCTTTTGAGGTATGCAGTGGAAGACGATGGGGTTCATGTCATCGTCAGTCTCGTCAATGCGAAGCGTAGCCGTACCGATCAACAGATCAAGCGCAGCCTCGTAGAACTGCGTCCCGAAGTTACTGCGGTTGATGTAGTCAAAGACAATAGAGCCCTGCTTATCGAGGTTCTCGCGTACCTGTTGCTCAGTGACGCCCACGTCACCCTGTTCCAGTAACTCCAAGACCTCGTTGCTGGGCTGGAATGCAGCCCATCTAGCCTGTATCGGTGCGATGTTTTCCTGCAACTTGCTAGCAGCTTGTTGAATGGCCGTGAGGGAGGTTGAATCAAAGATACGATCCATCTTCTTTTGACCCGTGTTCTGCGTCTCGAACAGGTTGCGCTGAGGCAAGAAGTATTCATACACGTCGGACATCTGATCGTGCCACATGCCCTCGGTGTCGAATGCCCGCTTCTCTCTGCGCTTCATGTCCTTGACTGAGCCAAGGTATTTGGGCGACTTCATGCGATGCCCCGCACATTGATACCGCTCAGGATGCTGGCGCGTTGTGCCGCTGACGGCATTGATGCCTTGCTCGCCTTGCCTCTGCCCATGCCAGAAGCCGCAGCCTTACGACTTGCCGGTGCCCCTGCCAACAGTGAACGAGTGCCAAGCTGCCCACGTCGTTGTGCTCGCAAGCGCCCCTCGGTTTCCTCGATTTCTTCGTCTAGTGCTTTCTCTTGTCGTGCAGCTAATGCCACCTCTCGCGCCTGTGGCTCAGGTTTTTTTGGTCTAAGTGCGCCCATGGATCACCTCGTTAAGTATTTATACAGTTGGTATGGCGTCAGGATAAACGGGTTACGTATCCCTATCGCCTGTTTTATGTGCCCGACACAGGTGTTGAGCATGAAGATTCCTCTCTGATTATCCCTCACCTTAGCCTTCGCCACGATCACATTCCCTTCCGATGCGCTGAACTCATCAAGCGTCATCAAATCGAGTCCCTCCGATGTCTTGCCGTAGACGATCCACCGGCCTGCGTCGGCCTTGATCAAATAACAGTGTTGATATAATGGATGCAACCACCGGCACCACCAGTGCTCCCGTGCTGCAGTGAACACGGCGTACACGTTATCCGAATACATTAAAGTCTACCTTAGCCGTCTGTGGTGCGCGTTGTATGTGTGCAGGTGACAGACTCTCTCTCCATCCGAGGGCGAGGGTTTGCAGCGCATCTGCGCCATGCGATGCCCAGTCATGCACTGGGTTGTCTCTGAATCGACCAGTCTTTTCGTCCCACTCACGCCGATACGATGCCACGCAGTTGTACCCTTGCTCCGCCCTCTCATCATCTATCCAGAACCGTGGGAACATGCGACGCACCGCCTGTATGCCCTCAGCCTTCACCCGTGGACGTTGTACAGTGCGGAAGGATATGCCCATCTGTCTGGCTGTTTCCTTGCGTGAGCGTCCCGACGTAAGTTCACGCACCTCGATGTCGTGCGGTGCCAAGTGTGTGCCCAGCATCACGCCATTGGTGTTGGCCCATTGGTTGAGGTATTGGATGTAGTGCTCCATGCCCTTGCCTGTCGCCTCGTAGTAGTGGACTAGCCGGATCTCTTTGCCCACAGACTGAAAGAACCACACCGACATCGCGTCCGCTATACCTAAGTCCCATGCAGTGTGAACAGGGAGTGAGGGTTCTATCGGCAGCCTACCGATGCGCCCCTGATCCTTGGCCGCGGCTATTTGGTCAGCGTAGTAGGCACCCGCGATCTGCGCGGCGAAGCTTGAGAAATACTCCTGCTGGATAAGGGCTTCCTCCATGCCTTGGTCGCGCTCCGCCTGTATCATGGCTGGCGTAATGATTGGTGACCCGTCACCCCGCTTTGTATCGCTTACCGTGAGGCTTTCCGCATACCAGTCATCAGACTTCTTCGCCATGTTGTACAGGGTGTAACCGTGGTTCTTCCCTCTTGGCGTGTAGATGAAGGCCGCCCACCCCCCGTTTTCCTGAAGTATTGGCCGCAAGTACGTCCACGCTCTGGGATCGCACAGCGACCACTCCGATAGCACCAACCCCACGGGATTGCTACCGACTAAGCTGTTGTAATTGTCCGATCCCGCTAACTGCCACGTCGAGCCATTCTTTAACTCGATGAGCATGTCGCTGTTGTTGGTGCGAGCGCGGATCTCTGGAGGAAACACTGTCTCCAACACAGGCTTTCCGCGAGCATCTACCGCGCCCCACAAGGCTCGCCTGCCCTGATTTAACTGTGGGAATAAATGCCAGTAGTTACCTGGCCGCTGGAACATAGCTTTAGCGGTTAGGTTAAGCATGGTTGAATCTTTACCTGCGCGCCGGTGCCACACAAGGGCGAACCTTTTCACGCCAGAATCAAACGCTTTCAGCACACCCACTTGATGCGGACGTGGTGTCCACTCATTCGGGATAGAGATACTAGGCATTTTTGAATGACTGCACGTTTATAGTCAGGGCTTCCCCACCCTCTCCCGATACTTCGACCGCCTTCACGTCCCCGAGATACTTGGAAATGAGCTTGAGACGTATGTCCGCTGCAGCCTTCAACCTACTAGACATTACCGAGTCTAATTCGCTATTCGGATCGCCCAATTTGGTAGCAATATCAACGACATGCTGAACATGACCCTGCCCGGCTAATTGCTCTCTCAGAGCCTCTTGCCTGATCGCTCGGTTCTCTTGTGCCCTAGTCTTCGCCACGCTTACCTCCGAAGATACGCTCCCACCCGTCTTGATAGGCTGGAGTGTTGTTGTTTAGTCGCCCAGCGATTCGTGGCCGATCCCCCTTTCCTCCGTGACGGTAATTTGGGAAATGCCGCGACTGGTCTTTCGCTGAAAGTTGATGTCGATGGTCTGCCATGTGCGCCAAATACCATAGATGATTAAGGGATTGCAAGACTTATTGTACAACACCCCGCGAAAATAATTTAACTTTTTTTTGTTATATCGCTTGACATATGAAAACTTTATTTTTAATATGGCTTCACACAACAGGAGAACGACATGACTATTACATCAAATTTTTACAACATCGCCACTCAAATGCTGGAGTGCATTCGCACAGATTACAAAGACGAAATACCTTTTGTCGAGCGAATGGATGAAGTCGTAGACAATAGCGAATATGGAATTTACTACTACCAAGCGCAGCGTTTGATATTGGACGAAATGACGCCAAGCCAGCAAGCCAACGCCGAATGGGAGCTTGGCGAATTTTCAAACACGCTAACCTATAACGAGTTTGCTTGTCTTATCGCATGCCAAGCCATAAAACACGCGATTATAGCTCAGGCAACCGCAGATGAAGTGGGAGAGTAACAACATGAACCTTTACAACGACAACAACGGCAAATGGCACACCGACTACATCGCAAAGTGCAAAACCCTTACGGTTGAGTCCCTCGAATTTATACGGGCAGACTGCCGCGCAGCGATCCAAGCAAACCCAGAAGGCGCGAAAGTCGGGCAGTATCTCGATGAATCTCATTATTGCTCGATGGAGCTTGTTAAACGAAAAGCCGCGTAAGCGGCCCCACACCCACACTAATTTTAAGGAAATAAACATGTCAACACGAGCAACATACCAAATCAAAAGCGGCTTCAGCACTGCGACCTTTTACATCCATCACGACGGATACCTGTCTGGTGCGGCGTCTTACTTCAAAGACACCATCGACCTCATGCGTATCAGCGGTCGCCCCCTCCTAACTTGCTTCCTTTGGGCTAACGAAAAAGCAGAACTGACCGACGGCCACGATGCTCACGGTGATACCGAATACCGCTACGACCTAGCGCGACAAGCTGGCATTTGGAATGTCACAGCCTATAAGCGCAAGTCCTACGACAGCGACGTTTTCGAGGTTGTATACGACGGCAATCTTTCAGCCTTCGTCAGCCAACACGCAACACAAGAGGCCGCGTAAGCGGCCCCACACCCTCCCCAATTTTAAGGAAAGAACATGGAACTAGAAAACAACATCGAAGCCCTAGCCTACGGAATGTTTCTCGCGGTCACTGCCCCATCGGATGAGCAGTCCGCGAAAGCTGAGAATGTCTGCCAAGGACTTATGGCTTGCATGACGGAAGACGAAATCAAACAGGCTTACGCAAACGCCGAAGCCATGCTACAAACGGATGCCGCGTAAGCGGCCAGGGGGATCACATGACAAACTATCAATCGGCATTGGCTCTATTAAAAAAAGCCACCACAGCGGAAGAACTGGCACGCCTAGAACGTAGCTTTGAGCGCGTCTACAACGCTGGGTGTTTCACCGTCTCAGAGTACGCAAGACTGGATTGCAAACTGGTAGACAAACTAATCGAGTTTGACGCATGAAACTACGCTACCCACTCGCCCTACTTCTGGTCGTTCTGATCTCTTGCGTATCCGAGCAAGACTATCAGGACGCGCTCCATGATGAGGCCGTCTATATTCAAGGAGTGTGCGACGGATTATACCGGGACTACCTCAATCTGCGGCCTTCTTGCTAGGCATCAAACCTAGCCTCGATAAATCTCTCCCTCGCTGTGAGCGTTGCTAGGTCGCTGCACGCTTGTTCTAGCAGCTTGATGTTCTTGGTTCTGGCGTATTCGGTGAGCAACTGAACCACCCTCCCGCTCAGGAAGTTGAGTTGATTGGCGACGATGTAGGCCGACGGTTCTATCTCCTTCATCATTCGTAGTCTACCTTGTGAATCTCCCCGCGCCACTCATATTCACCGGGGTTGTGAACCTTCACTAGCTCAGGGGTCAGCAGGAAATTGTCACGAACCGTCAGAACAACATAGCCTGACACCCACGGCCTGGGATTATCTTCGGCGTAGTCAAACGAACTTTGATGGATGTCCGCCATTGTGCCGCACTGCACACCGTATCGGTGAGAAGTGTAATCAGACCAACTGTTAACCTGCATGACGTGAGTGTGGGCGGTTACGATATGCACCCCACTTTTGAGGGCGTTGTTATAACCGGCATGAAT